GGAATAATTAAATCACCTGCGGTATTGGTTGCTTTTGATGTCCAAGTATTACTATCTTCTCTGGTTGACCATGCAATCTTTCTTGGATCACTCGCTGAACCTATAGCCACTAAATGCCTTTCATTAGTTACCAGTGTTGATAAATTACCTGTAGGTGCGTTGGTGACTACAGTTGCAATGGTGTCGGCTGTACCGCCTGAGTTTGGTCGCCATTTGTAGATTTTGCCATCTTTAGAAAAGGTAAAGACTAAATCCTCACCCCAGTTATCAAAAGAAAAATAACCTGCTTGTAAAACTAAGCCTGATTGACTTCTTGCATCGCCATAATCTTCAACACCCCAATGATAAGCACCATAGCCTAGAGGATCATCGCTTGCATCATTTACAAAACCTACGGGTGTTATATCTGTCCAAGTATTGTTATATAAAACATAAACCTTTTGTCTTGTGCCAACTGCAAGGATGTTTTCACCTGTGTTGTCTTTGTGTGCAAATAGACCAATAACTCCACCTGTAAGTGCTGAATCTCTTAATTTGTCCCAACCACCGATAGGTTTTAGGTAGCCATTCTCAAAACGAACTAAATCACCATCCACCCAACGACCTTTGTTTGCGTAGTCAGTTCCGTTTTTTACGATCCCTGCTGGGGGTGTTATTGGAAATAATGCCATAGCCTTATTGTATAAGAGCTTGGTTTATGTGTCATTAAGAAGATGGAGCTGTAGGCCATTCTCCTAATGGTCTTGTGCCTGTTTCTGGGTCGTAAACATAAAGTGCTTCTAACCCATCAACATCGCTTACACCATCAATTAAACCCTTCATGGTCGATGCGGTTGATCTAACATTAGTTCTAAAGGTTGACCAATCTGAAGGTATGGCTGTACCTGATTCTTGATTTCTTATAACCAGCCAATCATTTGACTGTAATAATGAGTAAGCCTGATCGTCTATAACTTTTTTGTGTATAGTTTTAAGACCAGGTATTAAATCTTCTCCAGAGCCACTATCATCTAAATTTTTGGCAGTTGCAGTTCCGTATGAAGCGGTGACTGTATCGTCTGCAAAAGTAAATGATTGATCGGTGTTAATGTAATATTCAGGGTTTTTATAATTAGTGTTATCAATAACTACCTCATAAATACCAATACCTTCAAGATCATCGCCTGACCATACGCTAAAGATATTGGAAGGATAATTTACATCCCCAATAGTAATTGGTTTAGGGTTTTTGAAAACCTCGCTTATTTCATTGTTTTGTACTAATGCCCACATAATTTTTATTCTACCTCAATAATTTTATTTTACCTAGCTGTTGTTGGTATCGAGCCACCTGTATCGCTGGTAACAAATGGATTTTCTGCAAATGCTAAAAAAATATAAGTGGCATTGGATGCACCTATGTCATTGTTATCTGATCTTACTTTTACACCATTACTTACAAAATCACATAATACTGTGGTTGAGTCAAATTCAGCATTACCTCCATTGGCATAAAAATATCTACCACTAGGATTTATACCGTCTCGTTTATTATCAAAAATTAACCAGTTACCTGTACTATCAGTTCTTTTGCAAATAAATAATGCAGGTTTAAACCCTAGATGAACAAATGTACCATCTGCATTTCCATTACCTGTATATTTTCCAAACTTGCTGTAGCCTTGTTTTTCTGCAAAACAATAAGCAACATGATTCCTAGAAGCATCATCGTTATATTGGAAAACAGTAGATGTTGGAGCATTGTAACTGCTGTTCGAAAAAGTATTTGTATCGCTCAATACACCATATTGCATACTGCCAGTCACAACATCTGTGAATACATACCAAGGGCTACCACTTCTATATTTAGAAATAATTACACTAGGCTTTACTCCTAATCCATGACCAAAAGTTGTAGTAGATCCAGTTGTTGTAAAAGTTACAATACTGAATCCTGCGTCTGTATTAACTTGCACAGTTGAATCTGTTGCACCTGAAGAATTAGTTGAGGTGGTTCCTGAATTTGCATGCCATTGCCAAGCTATAAAAGGAATAGTATTTTGATTTGATGCACCTGCATTTCCTAATGTAAATCCATCACTACTAAAAGCCTGTACTCCTTCAGATTGTGTAGCTTCAGAACTAGAAAAATCAACATACAATCTTTTTGTAGCACCCCTAGAGCTATCATAGGTTACATGGCTAACACCCTGATTTCTGTCTTTGATCCAAACCCAATCAGGTTGCAGATCAGAGTTACCGCCATTAGTTACAGCACGGCTAGTATTGCCATCACCTGTATATGTTGTGGCTTGAAAGTGTGCTGATGGATCATCTATTCCTGTATATGCCATTATCCGAACTCCGCTAAATTTTTAGTACAAATTGCATAGTAGCCTGATGGCGGTGCGTATTCGAAAACACCATATCCATTTGCATCACTTGCTGCACTTGAAACTGGAAAAGCATTATAACCACCATAGTTTACAAAAAAGTTTCTAAGTGGTTGATACATAGAAGTACAAATCATATGAGGTTCGTCTGCTACTGCAAAACCACCTGTACCACTAGAACCACTTGTAGGGTCTCCATCGGCTGAACCATTATTATGCCAAGCACCACCATTAATTCTTGAATAAACAAAATTATTATCCATATCTAGTGCGATTCCTAATATGTCACCTGAATTTACAGTATTGGTAGGCGGACTAATTGAACTACCATCATCATATCTAAATCTTGTTGAATCCCAGTACCATCCTATACCATCACCACTTGATTGACCACCATAGAAACTTGCATATCCACTATTTCCAAATCTAGCAGTAGGCACAATACTTGTCATAATAGCATCGCCATCAATCGTACCTGGATGTTTTGCTTCAAAATACCATTTACCGCTAGATAAAGATACAGATGCCATATTGGTTCGCCAACCTGTACCTGAACCTGTAGTAAGTTTTGTACCGCCTTCAGTATGTGTAATGGTGTCTGTGCCATTAAAAGGTTGAATTAAAAGTGGAGTACAAAAATTATTAGTAGGACTATCAGTAGCTTGATCGGCTGCTGTTATGTTAGTTAAAGTAAAGTTATTACTATTACCACTATCATCCGCACCAAGACTTGAAGAGTCTTCAAAGTCTAAATAAAATCCATTAGTGCCATAAGTGCCATCATAGGCTTTCGGTATCCAAACACCACTATCTTCATCAAACTCGCCAAACTCAGTAGGTGCTAATTGTTGTCCATCTACATGATTATATTCAGCTAAATAACCACAAAATTTTCCATAATAAGTTCCTGCTGAATTATAAGCCCCTATTTCTTGACCATAAGTTAATGATTGGGAAAAATTATTTTGAGTATCAGTATTTTGTGACGGATAACTAATTGCAGCAAAAGATGTTTCTTGTACACCATTAACATATAGCTTTATTCTATTAGATTCTGTTGCTTGAGTTGTATCTACTGCAAAAACAATATGATACCAAGCAGAAGTATCTCTAAAAACTCTATTTGTGTAATTAGCTGCTCCGCCCTCAATTCTAAATTGTAAAGAGTCAGGATTTGTCGTTGATGTTGAAAATCTTAAATGAACTGATGCTCCGCTTCCTGCATTACCACCTACAAAAAATGTATGCCCAAAAGCATTGGCAGCTTTATCCTTTAACTCTGTTCTTTTTAACCAAACGCTAAGAGTAAAAGTTTTTCTATTACCAGTAGAGGTCATAGTTCTTACCATATACTCACTGTTATCAGCTTCAAACTTCAAAGAGTTATCAATATCATATCCTGTCGATATGCTTCCTCGGTTAGCTGTCCTTTGCAGGGTTTCCATATTATGTTTGTGCTAGGTTTTGAACTCTACCGATTTCTTGCCATACAGAACCGTTGTATCTAAATGCTAATATGTCAGTTTTATTAGCTGTAGCTGTAATTGTCGGTGCTGTACTTGCTGCAAATTCAAAGACTGTATTCCAAGCGATTGTTCTTGCTGTTGCACCTTGAGCTATTTCTACAGAAATAATTGCACCTTCTACAGCGTTAGTTGTTGCTGCAAAAGTCGTGTTTTCTGTAGTCACATGATATGCGTTAGCTGCTGCTGCCGCATCCCAAGCTATTGAGTTAGAGCTTGAGGTAATTGCAACTTGTGTAATGTTTGCTGAAGTTGAGGCGGTAATAACTTTTGGGAAAGTAGCTTTTTGGTTTTCATCAATAGAAACTGCTGGTGTTGTACCAACTGTTGATCCTGAACCAATAACTAGGTCGTCTGCGCTATCATCAAGACCAATATAAAAGTCTTGGGCATTACCATCAAAGACAAGTTTAGTATCTTCTGCATCGCCATCGCCTATTGTTAAACTTGGGTTAGTACCCTTAACAATAACTGCACCACCGAAGTCAACTTGGCCCATATCAACCGCAGTTCCAGATAAACTGAAAATGCCATCAACAGTATCCAAGTCGGTATTTATTTTTGTACCCCAAGTGTTAGTTGATGCACCAACCTCTGGTTTAGTTAAGTTTAAATTTGTTGTAAATGTATCTGCCATAAATCTTTCCTTTAAGCTGCTTCTTGTTTGCCTAATTCAGTCCAAGTTGTGTCTGCAACAACTTGTTCAGTCCATTTTAAACCACCACTCGCTGAAAAACTACTAATTCCTGAAATGTCTTCAAAGCCACGATCAATCTGAGTACCCACCGCAGTCATGCTTGAGGTTTGCGCTATGGTAGCTGAAACAGTAAGTGTATATCGACCAGTTGCGGTCATGTTTGAAACAACTGGCCCTATGGATGCGCCTCTATCTATTTGTCGACCAATAGCTGTCATGCTAGAGGTTTGAGCAGAAGTACCTACTCCTAAATGGATTCTATGACCAGTTGAGGTCATTCCGCTTGTTTGTGCGGATGTTGCTACACCACGATCAATCTGCACGCCTACAGCAGTCATACTGCTTGTTTGTGCAATGGTTGCAATACCTCTGTCTATCTGCTTCGCTGAAGCAGTCATAGAAGAGGTTTGTGCGGATGTGGCTTGTGCTAGGTGATACTGAAGATCCCCATAGTTGGATTTACCATAATTGTATAACCCGTAGCCTACTTGGGCCATGTTATTAAGCTAATGTAATGTCTAAGTCGCCAGCATCAAATCTGAATACATCTCCACTTGATACAACCTTTGAGGCAGTCAAACTTGCATAAGCAAGCAAGTTACCAGAGCTTGAGGCATCCATAATGCCTACAGCTACAACTGTTCCATAGTCTGCGGTTGCAGTTGGATATTCTACAGCAGCAGCGTTAGTTGCTGTGGTTGGGGATGTACCTGATACATTGAATGTAGCAGTTTGTCTTGCATAAGCTCCACCTGAAACTTCAGTACCGCCACCAGTATCAGTTGGTGCTACAGTAAATAAAGCCACATATAATGTTGTTGGTGCAGTATAAGCAGTTCCGCCAAATACATGATCTAATACTTTATCTTCTAAATAATCGCTAAATCCAGCCATTTATTTCTCCTAGTTATTATTCCAATAGTGTATGTTCTTACGAACTTTTCCGTAGGTTCTTCTTCTTTGCATCAAAGAACCCTTACCAAACTCAGCTTTCTCTTGCTCTAGTCGCATTTCTTCTAGGGCTTTTTCAAACTGAGCAGTAAACAATGGTACTCGTTCATCTTCCATTAGAAATATTGATGCGTGTTTTAATGCTCCGTACAAGTAAAGATCTGGGTTTCCCGTTGATACAAAATTACTTGTATTAGAGTCAGAAAGTGCATCAATCTTTCCGTAGTAGGTTAATTGTAATGTATAACTTGCATCAGGGATAGGTGCAAGTTCTAAAGTGTTGTCAACGATTGCATAGTAAATAGGTTGACCGTTTTTGTTATTAATTGATTTTCTATACACATCAAGCGATTCAATAGACATTTGCATAAGCGGTCTAAAATCATTGGATGTAATTTCAATGTTGATAGCCTCTAACCAATCGGTAGGTAAAGATAGATATTGATTTTCAGCAGTAGCAGTTGCACGCTTAATCATGTCTGCAACTCTTAATCTACGATTAAGTTCAGCCTCAGTATTATCAATAAATATATCTATTTCAGATGTTAAATCTGATCTGTTTAGATAATTAGCTATGTTAGTTTTAAGCTCTGCGTATGTCATAGTTTACCTTGCCATGTTCTAAAGACTTTATTATCTGAATGATTTAACCACTTTCTCCATTGTTTCATGTCATTCGCCCAGCCTTCTCTACAGGCTCTTTGATACACCACTAAGGGTACTTCTGCGACATGGCGTAAATCTTTGCCTGGCTTGTTCTCTGATAATGCTTTGCAATACTCTATAACGGGAGCAATATCTTGGGTGGTGTGATAAACAACCTTATTATCTTCCGTAGCAAATTCATTGGTAAAACCAGTCTTGTGATCGATAATTGTTCGTCTTGCCATATTGTTAATAATTTTATCATTGACTAAGGCTTTTAGGGAAATAACTTTATAGATAAATAAAATGACATCGTGTCATTTATATTAGTTAGATAAAAAAATGGGAGTCAATGCAAATGCACTAACTCCCATCCGTCCCAGATAATTAGGATGTGCTTAAATCTGCAACAACACCATGAGCAGCTTCGTTGGATACTTCTAATCCATACTCAACTACGATCATTTTTGTTTGTGCATCTCCAATAGTAGCAATATCTACTGTTTGGAAATTTCTTAAATAAGCAACTTTAGCAAATTCAGGATCAACTAAAAGAAGCGATCTTTCTCTTGATCTGTTTGATGGAACTATTTTGAGTTCACCAAAGTCAGATGAATAGATAGATACTGAAGCCTCTACAGTATTTTGATCCACAAATTGTCTAGCTTGTGATCTACCTGTGAAACCACTAATAACTTGTTTGTTATGTGGGCCACAAATAGCCAATGATGGTTCACCACCATTTGAGAAAGCTAACTCAAGTGTATCTTTGAGTAGAGTTTCAGTTAAAGCTCTTTGAGTTCCGTCAGTTGGAGCAGCACCACCGCCTGTAGAAGCACCTGAAGTACCTCTTGAGTCGTTTGATGTGATCCAAGATTCAAAACCACCAGTTACACGAGCAGTTGTCGCATTACCAGTTGTCTTAGCTCCTTTTTGACAGAGAGCCTCTTCCATATCTCTTTTAAGAGCTTTAGACATAATAGCAAGTTGATGAGCCATTTCTGACCTTTTACCTGCTGGATCTGAACTCTCTTGAGATCCTGTTACAGTTGCATCTCTTTTTGAGATCATACATACGTTGCTTGCTCTTACAGTAGCAGTTGAAGCTGCTCTTGAAAGTTCGAAGCCTTCTAATTCTCCACTTGCACTTGGTGTAGGTAGAGATTCTGTTTGCCAATCAAACACCACATTGCTCACATTTCGTGTACCGATTGAGGACATGAACGGAGTTTGCATAGGAGAGATGTTGTAAATGATATTACTTAAATCTTCTCTATCAGCAGTTGCGGTGTAAGTATCAAAAGCGTTAGTTACTTTTGCCATAATATTACTCCTTGTAAATTACTTTAATAATTGTTCAAAAACTTTAGCTGCATCTGAGGGTTTCCCAGTTTTAGCTAACCTTTGTTTTGCTTTTTTCACAGGAGTTACTGATTTTGGTCGGTTCGTAGTACCAGGTCTTGCAACCCTAGCCTTTGCTTTTTCAGTTGGTTTTTTCTTAGTTGCTTTAACAGTTTTGCTTTGCAACCAAGCATTTCTTAAACCAAGTAAGGCTCGGTAGTCATACACGGCATCCATCTCTTGAGGTGAATAACCTAAGACATTGATTCCATATTCTCGAATCGCTAGCTTATCCTTTGTTGCAACTTCAGGATTTTGCCATTCTGGTATAAGTTCAAGTAGCTTTTGCTGGCCTTCTTGCACCATTTGTGCAATTTGCTCTTGCTGTTTTTTAGCATTTTCTTCTTCAAGTCTGCGCTGTTCAGCTTGAGTGGCTCGCAACTTTTCTTTCTTCTCATCCCAGACTTGCTTTTGTCGAACATACATTGCGGGATCTTCGTCCACTAACTTGTTCCAATCTGGCTCGTCTGCCATTTCACCCTTTAATTGGGCTTCCAATCTCGGTAACAACTGCGAATAAATCGCATCTCTTTGCGCTAACTCTTCCTGTTGTTTGTCAATGGTTTTCCGTTGATTTGACAACTCTTGAGTTTTGCGTGTGTAATCTTGCTGACGTGAATATCCGCTTTGGAGTTCCTCAAGCGTGACCTCTACCTCTTCTCCGTCTATTCTGACCTTGTAGTAGGTGGGTTGCTCTTGTTCGTCCTCAACCTCAGTTTGTTCTTCGTCATCAATTTCATCATCAAAATCGGATTCTTCATCTTCAACCATCTCTTCTTCAAGTTCGGCTGCTTCTGGTAATTCATCCTCTTCAATGACTTCCTCTTCTACTTCATTTGTGACTGCCTCTTCAACTTTTTCCTCTTCTTGAGGAGTTAAGAAACTTTCAAACGCTGAAGTAGCTAGTTCTCCTTCAGTTTGTAAAGCAGTCGGCTTTCCGTTATTGCTCATAAATACTCCTTATGTGTATTTATAAGTATTTTATATGAATTTTTTTAAAAAAGGAAAGATTTTTTAGCCTACGCTACGAATCTTATTGATATGTGTTTTGGTAAGTTTGCCTTTTTCTGCAATGATTCTTAGATGTTTTTCAATCTCAGGTATTAATAAAATTGATCTATGTAAGTCCTCTCTAATATTCACATCTTTTATATCACGAGAGTTTAACCAAAAATTAATGTATTCGTTTTTAAGGTTTTCTACAACTTCCTTAAATACATCTGAGTTTAATATTTGTTCGGCTTGTTCAGCCTTGACGACTTCTTCGTGTGTTGGCATTTATACTATATTAAATAAATTTGGCATAGTTCTCATCAGCTTGTTTGATCTGATGGGAGAAACAATATCATCTATATCGATTCTTGGCTGTGTCAAAGCCGAGGGTGTTACTATTGGTGGCATGTAAGGTATTTCTGGTAAACCAGTAAAATTCATTGGTGACATTGGTTGAGATATTGGTTGAGATATTGGTTGAACATCAAATATTGAAGGTGCTGAAGGCATTGCCAAAGAAGAATCCATGACAGGACCTTCTTGTGGAATATTATTTTCAAACAAAGAAGGTACTTCTACATCTTCAACTATTTCTGCTAAATCTCTTGCATCTATATCTCTAAATATATCATCAAAATCAAAATCAAAATTAAAATCAAAATCAGCAAACTCAGGAGTTTTTTCTTCTATTGGCATAGGCATCGGTGTACCAACAGGTGCAAAAGGCATAGTTGGAATAGATGGTGCTACAGGCTCTCCAATAGTTGGAGCTACAGGCATAACGGGTGCTGGCCCTTTAGCTATAAAATCTAACTCCTCTTGAGTTCTACCCATAGGTGCTTCAGGACTAAACTGCAACCCTGGTGCTACAACCTGATCAAAAGGCATACCGCCTGCTATTTGTTGTGCATAAGATTGTCCAGTTGCTACCGATCCTGTAGTTGGTGTTTGTTGTTTTAAACCGTTTAGTAATCCTATTGACATATTAATTCGTTATTAGTTTATCTATTTTAGCATCAAGTTTGTCTATTTTGTCTATTAATCTTTGAAACTCGATTGTGTGTTCATTTCTTGTTAGATAATCTCTGGCTACTTCTTCTCTAGTTTTATTGAGCAAAATATCAACACGCTTAACTTCAGCTTCGTTTTTTCTTATGCCATAAACTAAAGGTGCTAAGACCAAAGTTACTATGATATTCCAAACGATGTAGCCTGAAATCTCCATATCAATAAAAGTCAGTAGCTCCAGATGTGAGGGCGTGGGCTATAATTTTCCACTTCTGCGATATCCAAATGTATAAATCGTCCATTGCCTTTTTGATTAACTCCTATGCCTGTAAAACCATGTGCTATGCCTTTGTATAACACATCCAATGCTTTTTGGTGACTAACAGCTATATCAACTGCTAGACCTAATGCGTGTGTACCTGGTTTGTTTTTTCTAGCCTCTATAGGATGTTCGGGACATCTATAACCAGATGATATAACTAGGGGAAATCCTAAGTCATCACGCAATGTTTGTAGTTTATCAACTAATTTATGATTTATCTCGTTTTTACCACAATGTTTGCACTTGAATTCATCAATTTTAAAGTTTTTCCAGGTCATTTTTTGTTTGAGCTGCCGAAATAAAATGAGATCACACTCGTAAATATGCCCGTAATCGCACCAATAACTATCATTGTTACGTCATCATTTGCCTCTGGCTGTGGGTAAAGAGTTATGATTGCAATATAACTAAAGAAACCAATAGCACATGAAATACCCAAAATTTTAGGTGTCCAATCATTGCTGAATTTATCTCTGGCATCTTGCACATCTTCAGTTTCTAATGCAAAAACATCAACCTCAAGCTCTTTCATTTGCACCTCAAAATCTTTCTCTGCTTTTTTAAGAGCAACCATTTGATCGGCTGTAAGATTTTGCATTGCATTTTCTATAGACTTTGGACTGTTAGGTACGCCCAATACACCACTTAATATTTGACCAGCT